TAAAGTCAAACAGTTCTTCCAGGGGAGCAGGACCAGATGCCCTACCACCAAAGACCTTGAGCCTTGCACCAGCGGGGCGTATCTTGCTGGTGTCTATCTTAGGCACACGGTTGGTATAGAGGAGAGAGATAAGATCTCGTAGTCCTCTGGCCCATCCTTCCTTGGAGTCGGTGACAGAGATAACGTCATCACTCTCCTCAAACTCTTGATCAGGTATGGTGGGTAGCTTGGCAATGTACTGACGTTCCACTGAGAAACCTACACCTGTCCCGTTCATCAGGATATACAGGCACTCGTCAAAGGAACGGGGTGAGTCAACCGGGAGGTAAGAACAGTTGTACCCTGCCACGTTCTCTCTTGCCAGAGCAGGACCAGCTGTCATCAGTGCACGCATAGAACCTAGCACCTTGAGACTGAGCATTGCGTCCCTGAGTTCTGCTAGTTCTTTACCAAACAGATCATACGAATAGTTTTCTTTTAAGTGATCTACCATAAAAGAAAGATACCTATCAATAGTTTCTTCCCATGTCTCTCTCCGGTTCTGATCTTCTAACCAACGTGAGTAGCGAGACATATGAATAAAAGATTGGTAGTTGGTAGGTAGGGTTACTTCACCATTCGTAGCTATCATTATCAACCTCCTCAGTTATAAACTCTAGCCAGTACTCAAACTGTTTGATGGTGTACTCACTGGCAACGGGGCTAAGATCTGCCAGCTTTTCGCCATCAAATATAAGTTCATCGCCGCGCATTTCAAGTAGAGGGCTAGTCATTATAGTTAAAAAGTTCCGAATATTTCTTGGTCAGGTCAGACCGAATAGACCAGTAAACTGTTTTGGAAAACTCAAACGGCTCAACCCATACCTTGACATTCTTTAGGCCCATGTCTTGGTATGTCTTGCGTAGCTTTCTACATAAGAACTCTGACGCTTGCTTCTCTCCTAGATAATCTCTCATAACGCACCTTCTTCTAAGAGTTGCAGCTGAAGTTCTATGTAATGCTTCGCCTTCTCAAGGTCTTGAACATTTGAATTGACCGAATACCTAGTGACATATTTTACTACATTACCCATAAGAAAACCAAGCTTGTTAGACTCAATGTACACAACTGGTTGAATAGTACAGTTTTTATAGTGGTCACCACCCACCTGCTTATCCGTTGGTTTCTCCATTAATTGATCCTTTCTCTTGAGTAGAATATATGTTTACCTATTTGTGTGAGCCGCTTGTAAGTGCGCGACCAGAAAGGTCTAACATATATTGCATGGTAATGTAAAGCTTTTTTTACAGAAAAGATTTCCACACCCTCTGACAGGAGTGCAGCGGCAGAGAGTGCATCATGGTAAGCTACTGAATCTGTTACCTCTTCTGGCTTACCGTCGCACCAGTAACTGAACTCACACTTATGTCTAACAGGGTGACCATTGGCATGTACTCTGCCTTGGTGTACCACAGAACATACATCGTCAGGGAAGAGAGGGCTGGCAACTCTTTGCAGGATCACCTGACCCACTGCCAGCTGACCTGTGAAAGGTTCTCCTCTGCTCTCAAAGTAGATAGCCTCTGCCATACATATCAGCTGCTTATCAAGAAACCCACGCATCTCTAGTTCAGCTATTGCGTGGGCTGTGGTTGGTAGTATAAGCAGAGAGATACTAATTAGAATCTTCATGTAGTATTGCATTGATCCTTTTCCGTACAAAAGTTTTCTCCTTGGTCTTGATTACCTGTCTTGCAAAAGATTTAAAAGCGTCTGGGTCTATACCTGCCAGTTCACATACACTGTCTCTGTCCTGCGCTGTCACCCCCACTGACGCAAAGATCCACGCCTCTGCCTGTGATCGGGCCAGTTGTATCTCCACGTTGTCATAACTTTGAGGTGGCTTAGTTGCGTCAAGAAGTTGCTGAAGAATAACACACAGCCAGAGAACTCTCTCAGGACTGTGGTGATCGTGCACTCCCTCCTCCAATGTCTGGAGCATAGCGTCACTACTTCTCCTCTTCATCACTCAGTCTTTCTACTTTTACTATGTCTTTGTGTCTTTTTCGTGGATAAGTTTTCGTATTCCCTTTAAACCTCTGTCTTTCTCTGTTATTTAACATATCAAAAAGCATTGGATTGTTATAATTGTTTTCTTTTGCCCATCCGTTAAGGTTATCAACTATAATTTCTTTTCCAGTGTCAAAGGTAATTCTGTAAGGACCCTTAGACCTAGATTTAATCCACTTCTTTTTAAACTCAGGATTAGCCCAGCTGCGCTTGGCCGATTCACTTATTTTCTTTCTGTGCTCAGGATTAGCCCAGATGCGTAGGGACGCTTCACTCCTTTTCTGTAGCCACTCAGGGTCTTCATACTTTTCAAGAGGAACATAAAACCTGATCCCGCCTATGTTCTTGTTATAGTAAGCTGGCTCATCTGATCCTTCGATAACAGCGGTGAGGACATGGTGCTTCATCTGATAGTATTGTTCGTAGTAGTGCAGCCCTCTCTTTGTTTTATATTCTTGTATGATCTCAAACTTGAACCGTCTCTTGCCTAGCTTGTCAATGTCCTCGTTCAAATCTTTTGATGACGAGGTATAGACACGCCAGTCGGAGGGCTTGTGCCTCTTACGCTTACGCATCTGCCAGTACTGCTTACACCCAATGTACTGCTTGGTGGTGAGCTTGTTACTAATTACATATACAAAACCAAAGTACTCATCAGGTTGTGGAACTCTGGTTTTGTCATCTCTAAACGTCCAGTGCATCTAAGTCCTCCGCGCCTACGATATAGTTAACAGGGTACCTTGGATTGTATTGTTTCTCACGTTTCTTTTTGTCAAAGTTTTTCCTGCTAATCTTTCCTAGCACGGTGACATCTTTGAGATTGTTCTTGTTAATATAAACAAGCACATACTCATCTGGTTTTCTTTCTTCGTATTCTTTCTTGGGTATCTTTAACTCTGTACCGGAGGGGCCAAAGGTACTGACCTTGACCTCAACTGTTGAGCCGTCCTCTTCAAAGTCGTACCCGGCATCTCCTCTCTCGTAGATACACTCATCTATCTTGGAGCCAGTGACTTTGTGGTAGGCGTACTCACCTAGGATACCTAGCACATGCGACTCGCCAGTGTACAGCTGCTTGGTAGGGACAGTGCTCTTGTCTCTGAACGATGGGTGCTTGGCCATGTGACGCTTCACCCCTAGTCCCTTACAGTAGTCAAGCTCATCTTGTGTAAGTGTAAGGCATGTGCTCATACAAAATCCTCCTCTACTCTGGGCAGCTTCTCTACATGCGTAAAGAACTCTGGTCCATTGGCGTAGTTAAATCTCCTGAGACCTACCCCTTTGTTTGCGTCCTTCCAACACTCAACCTTGAAGTCGCAGAACTTGCACCCAATGGGTAGCTTGTGATTACCTGACGCATCTTCAATAGGTTTGTAACACCTGTCCGGTGGTTCGTCTTGTACCAGCGCCCCCTTCAGAAAGTCTATTCGTTCTGGTGCGTTGATCTTTTTTAGATTTACATTGAGAAGATTTAGTTCGCCGCTGCTCTTGTCAACTGAAAGGAAGTACCCCTTGTTTTTACCCAAGGCGTTGGCATAAGAACCTAGCTGGTACATATATCCGAAAGGATCTTCTCCCTTTGCCACTGATCCGTCCTTAAACTTTTTAAAACCATACGGAGAAGCAGACTTAACATCAACCAGTTCTCCGTCAATAACACAATCAATATGACCATCAACTCCATTCACTGTAACTTTCTTCTGGCAATCTTCTACTGTGTGACCTGCTTCTCTTACAAGAAGAAGGATGAGAGCTTCCAGTACGTGACCAAAGACAAACCGCATTCTGTTTGATGTTGTTAGGTTGGGTCTGTCATACCCCTGATATTCATACCAAAGTTTACGGTCCTCTCTACCCACTGCTGAAAGTCTCATTCTCCCCTTTGCACTGTAGGAGTTACCCTCGGAGAAGAACCTCTTCATAACCTCCTCCATCTCCTCCAGAAAGAGAGCAAGATTAGACTCGTCTACAGCCCCACCTTCTTCTAGTCTATCTTCTATATCCTGTAGAAGAGAACTAATCTTGCTCTTAGGCATGGTTAACCTACTAATTTATAACGAGTGTAGGTTCCACCATCAGGCATTGGAACGCGGATCGTAAGGATCTCATACCCCTTCTTACGTAAGGCTGAGATAGCCGCCGTTAAGTTCTCAGCCCATCCACGTTCAATGCTTGTCTTCCGAGTGACACGGTTGCCCTTCTTCAAGGCGCGTAGTATACGAGATTGTGCAGTTGATTTAGCCATAAAGTTTCTCCTTTCCCTAGAGGCTTACAGATTCAAAGTCTTCAGAGGCACGCTGCGGTTCTCCCTTGAAGCCGCCTTCTATAACAGTGAACCCTCCCTCTTTCTCGTAAGGCACCAGCTGTATCACCTGTAACCCACTAAGATACAGCACCGTCTTACCAGAGGCAGGGTTCTGCCACTCGTTGAACTTAACATTGACAAGCGAACCGTTCCCGATAAGCGTACCAGAGATATCGTTGCGATCAGCATCGACAACCTGCGGAGGACGCTGGGGGTTGTCCGTCTTATCAAAAGCCCGTGCCTTAAACGTAAAGTAAAAGTCATCACAGGCATGGCCCTTCTTATAGACAAGCGTGGGCTTACCGTTTAGCTCACGCCCCTTCCCATCATCAACAGCTTCTTGACTACCATCCCGTAGGCTGGCGTCCATGTCAAAGGATTGGAGAACAGCACCTGCTGTCTCGTCCAGTGTAATATCTACGGTCCATTGCTTCTCGTATGGACCAGTGGTGTTGTACATTTGAGAGGGATTGTTGGGATCAACCTTTGCCCAGTATGCTTTTCCCTGAATAATTCCCATTAGATATTTCTCCTTTCCATTTGTTAGCGTGAGAGGTATATAGCAAACTCAAGCCAGTTTGTCAACAACTTTTTTTCTGGCTTCGTTCAATTGTTTTTCAAGTTCGTGAACATTATTCTTTAGGATCTCATTCTCCATGTATAGTTCACTGTGCGTTTCAGAGACAGTGATTAACTTTTTAATTGGACCAGAGTACTCTACTCGTATAAAGTTCTCTCGCTCTAACTTGGCCAGAATATATTCGACTCCGTACTCAATGTACTTTTTCATTGAAAGGAAGTAAGTAATCAGATAGGTCAGAAGGATGACCAGAAGGACCAGTGCTGTGTGTGTATAGATATCCACTTTAGTTCTCCTTTCTAGTGGGTCTGCGCCCAGCTTGTTCCTACTTTATATTCACCATCAAGAGGGCAACGTAGATTGTAGTAGTCTCCTGCTTGCTTAATAGCTTCCACTCCTAGCTTTCCTACCATGTCACCCTGCTCTTTGTCAACCTCTAATTGCCACTCATCGTGGACATTGGCTACAAAGATAGCGTCCAGTTCCTGCTCTTTGATAAGGTTGTCAAGGATCACCAGTGCTCTCTTCATCAGAATGGCAGAGCCACCTTGCAGGAGTGTGTTCAAGGATGCGTGCACTGTGCGTATGTGCAGGGTCCTGTTGTCAAGACCAGCGATCCAACCATTCTTCTCGGCCACTCCGTTAACCTTGGTCTTCAGTTCTTGAAAGGATGATAGGTTTGAAAAGAACCTGTCCATAATCTGTTGCCCTTCCTTGGCACCTTTCCCAATGATCGAACCTATCTTGGCAGCACCTGCGCCGTAGAGCGTGGCATATATAAATGTCTTGGCTTGGTCACGGCTAGGTAACTCTGCCAGCTTCTGGTTGTAGGTATGGATATCACCAGAGACAACCTGTGCTGTGTAGTCTTCGTCCTTCATGTAGTGACAGAGCATTCTCAGTTCAATGGACGATGCGTCTATGCCCACCAGTACTTTCTTATCTGATGGTACAGTCCAGCAAGAGCGACACTCCTCACCGTATGGTGAGTACACAGCTGGCACCTGCGCCATGTTAGGAGAGGCGTGAGCCATTCTCCCTGTGATTGTCTGGAGTGTCAGCACTCTCCCGTGTACCCTCCCTGTGTTGGGGTGTATTGCCTCTAGCCAAGACTTAACCTGCGCTGCTCTCTTCTGTAGCATCAGGTACTCTGACAAGACTTTGGCCTCGTCCATGTCAATGGTTGCCAAGGTAGTCTCGTCCACCACCACGTTACCTTTATCAGTGTGCTTCTCTGGTACCCACCCACGCTCCATCAATCTCTCTGCAATCTGCTTACGAGAGCCGGGGTTGAATGGTTCATACTTTACCTTGGTCTTTAACTGTATCTCTTTCGGCGGGAATATCTCCTGCATTCTCTCGGTGATATCGGTTAGCTTCTCCGAGAACTCTGCGCTCAAAGACATAGCCTTGAACTCATCAAGGTAGAAACCATTGACCTCCTGTTTAGAGGTGATGGCTTTGACCTTGTGCTCTAGTCGGATACTGTCCTTGCTAAATCTACCAGACATGATCGTGGTGATATGGTGATAGACTTTTACCGTGAGCTTTACATCGTTCATGCAATAGATACCCATGTCCTCTGTGTACCCACGATAGAAGTCTTCCTTCTCCATGTCCATCTTGGGAAACCTAAGTCTACCACCCCATGCCTCTAGAGAATTACCTCCGTCCCGTCCCGGTTTCTCTAGCTGACATAGAAGGAGCACATCTGTAACCTTATCCACAGGTACGCTGATACCCCACAAGAGATCAAGAATAGGCAGATCGAACTGTAGAAGATTAAATCCCATAACTTCTTCGACATCTTTCATAAACTCCTTAAATTTAAGACGATCACTTTCAAGAAACAGACGGGTCTCACCAGTGTCCAAGTCCTCTGTGCCTACGCACCAGATCCGGTCTGGTTCAAACCCGTTAGTCTCTATGTCAAGACAAATTCGCATTGGTCTCCTCGCCATCGTCAATTGTTTCTAACTCAGGATCTTTATCAGGATCTTCGATCTGTGTCAAGCGTCCTGTGTTCCTGTCGTAGTGGAGGTGACAGGCAGGACCTGTTAACCCAGCGAAGCGGTTCTTTAGTACCCGTATCAGCGTGACGTTTCTCCGGTACAGGTCAGGGTCTTGCCCGTTACGTTCCAGACCTATGACCATGTTACTCAGCTGACCTATGCCAGCGGTGCCGCGCAGTTCAGAGAGTGAGGTCTGTCCTCCCTCCTCATGCGGCTTACCAGCGGGGCGCTTGGAGTGAGAGACCATGCCCAGCCATATGTCTAGCTCAATGGTCAAGGTCTTGAGCTTGGTGGCGATCTCGTCCAGTGCCTTGCGCTCATCACCTGCGCTCTGATCACTGACCAAGATTGAGATATGATCTAGGAAAATGTAACGACAGTCACAGCCATACCGCATGTACTTGATCGTGTTGAC